CAACATCCGCTACCGTGTGCAGCCGGATGGGAGGTTCTGATGACCGCGTCCCTCGCAGACATCCTGACTACGCAGAAGAATGCGGTCGTCGGCGTCAACAACATCAGCGACACGCTCTACAATCTGGAAGGCTTCCGCAATTCGCGTGAGGTCAGCGCCGCGACATTTCTGCAACAGGGAGACAGTTGGGTGGCGCGCGTTTCCGTGATCGTGGCGGGCAGCAGCACAGGCTTTATCTATGACGCCCCGTCTCTTGCTTCCGCTGCCGTAGGCAACCGCCTGTACGTCATCCAGAACACGGTCGGCATTCAGGAAGTCAAACTGCCCGCCAACCAAGGCATCGTCGTCCAACCCGGCACAGGCATGATCCTGTGCGTATCGTTCAGCTAAGGAGCGAACCATGCCTTTGAAGCCGGGGAGCTCTCAAAAGACCGTCAGCGCCAACATCAGCGAGCTTGTCGGATCCGGCCGCCCGCAGAAGCAGGCGGTCGCGATCGCGCTCGCCAACGCTCGCAAATATCGTGCGGACGGCGGCATGACCAAGACGACGACCGTCGAGGGCTCTCCCATGCCGCATGCGGGGCCGATCCACTCGCACGTCGCCGGGCGCACCGACCATCTGCCGATGCATGTGAAGTCCGGGAGCTATGTCATCCCGGCGGACATCATCTCGGCGATGGGCGAAGGCAATACGATGGCGGGGTTCAAGAACGCCAAGATTTCCTTCGGCGGCATGCCCTATGAGCAGGAGTCGCCCGAGCCTTACGGCCAGAGCACGGCGCCGTATGAGCAGGGAAGCCCCGAGCCTTACGGGCAGGGGCACAATGCATACGGCATTGAGCTTCCCAAGAAGGCGGAAGGCGGCGCTACGAGCCTCGTGCCGATCATCGCGGCGGGTGGTGAATATGTCCTGACCCCCGACGAAGTCGCCTCGATCGGCAAGGGCGGGCTTGATGACGGCCACAAAATCCTTGATCACTTCGTCAAGGAAATGCGCAAGGAAACGATCCGCACGCTACAAGCCCTCCCCGGCCCTAAAAAGGATTGATGCAGATGAAAGTACGGCTCGGAACGCCGCAGGACGAAATCGCCCTCATGGATCTCGCCACGAGGGCGTGGACCGAAAACGGCGTCATGGACATGAACCCTGAGAAAATGCTCGGGATGATCCGGCCCGCTCTCTATCTCTGGCAAGGCCTTGTGGGGATCATCGGATCCCCCGGCAACAAGATCGAAGCCGCCATCCTTCTGCGCGTGTCGCAAATGTGGTATTCCGATTCATGGATCCTTGAGGAAAAGGCCATCTTCGTGGACCCCGAGTTCCGCAAAGCCAGCCGTTCCAATCAAGATCAGAGCCACGCGAGGAAGCTCGTCGACTTCTCGAAGGAAGTTGCCGACAGCCTTTCGGTGCCGCTCCTGATCGGTGTTTTGTCAAACCACCGAACAGAAGCTAAAATACGTCTCTACGAAAGGCACTTCGGTGCACCCGCCGGCGCTTTCTTCCTCTATGGTGTGAAGACCGGTCACGACGAAGTTACGACGGAGCACTGATATGGGCGGCGGCGGCAAGGGCGGGACAACTACCCAGACAGTTTCTATCCCGCCCGAGGTTCTCGCGCGGTACAACGCCGTCAACGCCCGTGCTGAAAACGTCGCTGCGCGCCCGTTCCAACAGTACGGCACGACTGCTGAAGCCTTCGTCGCGCCTCTGACCGGTACGCAGCAGGCCGGTATCGCCGGGACCAACATGGCAGCGGGCATGGCTCAGCCGTTCTACGGCGCCGCCACCGGCCTTACGATGGGCGGCGCGCAGGGCGTCGGACCGCTCACGCAGGGACAGATCGGCTACTACCAGAACCCGTTCACACAGTCCGTCGTCAACCCGACCATCCAAGCGTTGCAGCAGGAGTTCGGTCAGCAGCGTGCGCAGCAGCAGGCTCAGGCCATCCGTGCGGGCGCGTTCGGCGGCGATCGTTCCGGCATCGAGCGTGCGAACCTTGCTCGGCAGCAGGGTCTCGGCATGGCTCAGGCCATCGCCCCGCTCTATTCGCAGGGCTACCAGACGGGCGTGCAGACCGCGATGGGTCAGCAGGGCGTCATCGCGTCCGACCTTCAGCGGCAGCTGGCCGCCGGGCAGCAGCTTGCGGGTCTCGGCACCGGGGCTCAGGCCGCCGCCTTGCAGGGCGCGCAGGCGCAGCTTGGTGCGGGTCAGATCCAGCAGCAGACCGAACAGGCGGGCAAGGCTGCGCTCTACAATCAGTTCCTTCAGGAGCAGGGTTATCCCTTCCAAGTCGCGCAGTTCCTCGCGAACATCGCGATGGGCACGGGCGCGCTGTCTGGTTCGACCACGCAAACGACGCAGCCCGGCGGCTTCTTCTCCGATCGCCGCTTGAAGGAAGACGTCAAGAAGGTCGGCGAGACCTTCGACGGTCAGCCGATCTACACCTACAAGTACAAGGGCGAAGACGCCACGCGCATGGGCCTCATGGCTCAGGACGTGGAAAAGCATCACCCCGAGGCGGTCGGCAAGTCGCAGGGCTACAAGACCGTCGACTACGACAAGGCCACCGCCAACAGCGAAGGCGGGGCGGTCACGCCCGAGCGTTCCGGTCTCGGCTTTGCTGCGGGCGGATCCGCCGGGTTCGATCAGGACATGATCCGTGAACTGCTGAAGTCGCAGCAACAGCAGTACGGCATGTACGGTGCCCCCGGCACGCCTTTCGGCACGCAAGGCGCTCCCGGTGCGGCCGGGCGCGTGCCGCAGGCTTCTCTTCCGGTCGGCAAGCTTGCTACCCCTGCCGCACCTCCGCGGCAGCAGGAAAGCGGCCTCGCTCAAGCCACGCAGATCGGCAAGACGGTTTCCGGCCTCGCCAGTGGCGCAAAGGAGGCCAAGCGCGACCTGTTCGGTGGCGTTAATGCCCAAGGCAAATACGAAAGAGGCGCTTTCCAGTCGCGGGAAGACGCCATCCGTGCGCAGGGCCGCATGGCTGCTGAAGCGGAAACCAACGCGAAGGCAGTCGAGGCTGCGAAGCAGGAATATCTTAAAAAGCCTGTCAATGACGTGAAGGTTGAGGGCGCTCCGCGTGCCAACCTCGGCATGGAAGCCGCCCCGACGCAGATGGCCGAGGGCCTCGGCGCTGCCGCCGAGCCGGCTACGGCTGTCGCGGAGGCGCTGCCGAAGGAAGAGCTTCTCAGCCTGTTCGCGGCCCGCGGTGGCCGCATCGGCTACGAGGAAGGCGGCGAAGTCGACGAGCCGATTTCTGCGTACAAGACGCCCGGCCTCGGCATCGACATCCCCGACGAGTTGCAGAAGCGCGAGCTTGCGAAGCCTGCTCAGGCTCCCAGCAGCGGCGGCAGCGGCTTCGGCATCGGCGATGCGGTAAAGATCGCGGGCACCGTGGCTTCGCTGTTCTCCGACAGGCGCATGAAGGAAAACATCGTCCCGATCGGCAAGACCTACGACGGCCAGACGGTCTACAAGTACAACTACAAGGGCGAGCCCGAAGCGCAGATCGGCCTGATCGCGCAGGAAGTCGAGAAGCGCCGTCCCGGTGCCGTGCATGAAATCGACGGCATGAAGGTCGTCGACTACGCCCGCGCCGTGCGCCAGAAGCATGCGACGACCGGCTTCGTTGAAGAAGAGGTTCCGGCGTGGAAGCGGAGCCTTTATCCGTCTGCAACGGATGAGGAAGGCTTCACTCGCGACCCTGAAGGTTATCTGCGCCCCAACATCAATCGCCGCAATGAAGGCGTCACAATCGAGCAGCCCGGGCGTTCCCCGAACGACGTTCTTAAGAACATCACGGACCGCGTTTCGACCGCTCTGGCTCCTCGCGCCGGGGCGGAAACGCCTGAAACAGTCCCGTCCAGCGAAACGGGTTTTCCGATTGGACGCGGGTCTACCGACATGCCCGCCATCAGCGCGTTGCCGCGGCCCGAAGCGCCCGCCGCTGCTGCTCCCGCTGCTGAGATGCCTGCCGCTGCTGTTCCCGCTGCTGAAGCGCCCGTCGCTGCTGCTCCGGTTACTGCGCCCGCGCCTCCCCCTGCCGCGGGGCTTGCCGTTCCCGCAAAGCCGCCTGCTGCTGCTCCTGCGCCTGCCGCTGCCCCTGCTGCTGCTCCTGCGGCAGGTCTTGCGCCTGTTGTTGCGGCTCCGAGCACCCCTGCGGCCCCGGCTACGGCGACGACGCCTGCGGCCACTCCTGCTCCTGCGGCCAAGCCTTTGCCGCCGTCGCAGTCGACCGATCGCGAGGTCATCGACAGGGCGCTCCGTGGGTCCGAAGGTACGGGCAAAAACCCGCTGTCCAGCGCAGTCGGCGATTATCAGTTCATTGACGACACGTTCGTGCGGCAGTTCAGGCAATCGTTCCCTAATTTGGCGCAGGGCAAATCGAATGCCGAAATCCTCGGCATGCGCGGCATGACGCTGCCTGATGGACGCAAAGTTGAACTCGTCATGGGTCGCGAATTCACGGACAACAACGTGAAAGCGATTCAGGGATTGGGCCTCCAGCCCACCGGGCAGAACGTCAAGATCATGCACTTCTTCGGCGAAGGCGAAGGCCCGAAGGTGCTGACGGCCGATCCGTCCACGCCGCTTTCGGACGTGGTGCGTCCCATCGTGTTCGAGAAAAACCCCTATCTGCGCGGCATGACGGTTGGTCAGGCCCGCGAGTGGGCTGCCAAGACGATGGATGCGCAAGGCGGCGCAGCTGTTGCCACTAGAGGGGAAGAGAAGAAAGGCCTCGCCGGGGCTCTTCCGTCTGAACAGCGTGCGAGCCCGTTTAGGACGCTTGCTGAGGGTGCTTTCCCGGACATGCCGGAACCCCTCAAGAGCGAGAAGCTTGTCGTGCCGCTTCTGGGCGGTCTCGCGGCCATGCTTGCGTCGAACAAGCCGAACCTCGGCCAAGCTCTCGGCGAAGGCCTCGCTGGCGCTCTCAGCGCCTACAGCGACATGTACACGCGCGCCCCGCAGACCGAGGGCATCGAGGCTCAGACCGAGCAGACCCGCGTTCAGACTGCCAATTCCTCGTTCCAAGTTGATCCGCAGGGCCGTGGTCGCGTGACGTATCGCGCGCCTGATGGTTCGATCCGCGTCATGGATCTTGTCGACTGGCTGTCGCTCGACGAAAAGCCGCCGCTTGATGCGCGTTCGGAGCAACTTGCTCGCGAGTATGCAGAGAGCCGTGGTATTCCGTTCAAGCGTCCTTCCGGTGGCCTCGGTGCAGCCGCGACAACGGGCGCAACCACAACGCCTGCGGCTGCGGGGACTACGACAACCCCGACAGGGCTCGCCCCGGCTGCGCAGCCTGCGGCGGGCGCTGGCGGCGCATACATCACGTTGCCGAGCGATGCGGCGGCGACTGCTCAGAAGCAGGCTAGACAGCTTTATGCTGCTGGCCTCACGTCGATAGCAGAGTTGCCCGGCAAGGAGTTGATGAAGGATCAGACGCAAACGGCCAAGGCGGCGCAAGATGTTCGCCCGCAGATGGCGACCCTATCTTCAGCGATATCGGCGTTGCCGCTTGACGGTAGTGTTCTGACGCCGGGTCAGCAGGCGCAAGTCTTCGCGCCGATCGCAGCCACTCTTAACGGCTTGGCAACTGCTGCCGGCATCAGGCCGTTCGTCAACCCGGCCGATTTGGCAAGCGTCGAAGGCATCAACAAGGTTAGGAACCAGATGGCTCAGTCCGCTTCCTCTGCTACGGGGCAGCGTGCCTATCAGGCTTTCAATGAAATTATGAGTGCCTTCCCGAGCAACATCAATTCACGCGAAGGCGCGGCGCCCCTTATCGCTGAACTGTATGTCGTCAACCAGCGTGAAATCGACCGAGAAAACTTCTTCAAGCAATACCGCGATGCTGCGTCCGGGCCGAACGGTATTTATACCACTTATGCAAATGCGCTTGGTGGGGAAGCCGAGGCTCTCTTCAATAAAGCTTACCCGCCGAACCGTTATACAGAGGAGAAGGCGGCTATCATTCGCATGTTGCAGTCGGCTCCGACAAACGGTCCTTTGAATGAGGCCGGACGTCCGATGTCCTACCTTGAATACATGCATAAGTACGGATCCACGCTTACGCCTGACCAGCGCGATCAAGTGCGTCAGACGTTCAGCAAGGAAAGCCCGAACGTGCTTAGGTTCTTCGGCATCGGAGGCTGATATGGCGGAAATCGACCTCTCTCGCCCCGTTCCGCTCTACGGACCCGAGCCGAAGCCGACCGGTCTTAGGCCTCAAGAAGCGCCGCCTGTAGATTTGTCGCGCCCTCTTGCTCTTAAGGACGTTCCGCGTCCGGCCGAGCCGCAGGCCGACTACGGCAAGGCGATCGGGTCTGGCGTACAGAAAGGCGTCCTGAGCGTCCCCGGCATGGTCGGGGATATTCAAGAGGCAATTTCGTATATCCCCGAGGTCGCGGCTCGTGGGGCCGTCTGGGCGCGCGAGAAGCTTGGTGTCCCTTTCAGCGAAGAGGCCAAAAAGGCCACGCTCGAAAATGTCGCCAAGAGCGGCAAATTCATGCGGGAAGACCTGCCGAAGTTCAACGTACTGAACCTCGCTTCTCAGGCGGTGGGCGGACCTGAAATCACGACCCCGACGACGGAGCGTCTGGCAACGGCCGCCGAGCCTTATGCGAAGGAAATCTTCGGCGTAGGCCCGCAGTACAAGCCGAAGACCCCCGGCGAGAAGATCGCGAAAAGTGCCGTTGAACTCGGCATCCCCAGCGCGGTCGGACCCAAGGCCGGGGCTGTTCAGCGCCTTGTTTCCGGCACGGTCGGCGGCGGCGCATCAGAGGTTGCAGGCCAGCAGGCGGAGGGCAGCAGTCTGGAACTGCCCGCTCGTCTTGCGGGCGCTGTAGTGGGCGGCATGACCGCGGACCAGCTTTCCAACTTTCTGAAGCTTGGCGCCGGAAGCCTTGCTCGACCGGGTGCCACGGCGGAAAAGCGCCTTGGCGAAACCCTGCAAGATTATGCCGCTGATGTCGGCCCCACCGCGCAGCGTCTTTCTCGCGCGCCGGACATCAAAAAGGCCGCTGACGACATGATCCCGCGCATGCGGGATTTCACGCAGCGCATCACAGGCATCGATCAGCGAGCCCCGCAGTTCGCCGATCTGATGGAAGAGTTCGGCAAGACGGAACGCAAGCGCGTCTATGACGTCGCTCGCGCTCAACCCGCAGCGCAGGCTATCTCTCATCCCGGACTGGATGCGCTTGAACAGCTTGAAGTCTGGAAGCAGGCGCACAGGTCGGCCATCAAGAACACGGACGGCGTGCCGGAATGGAACGTGCGTCCTCCCGAACGTGTCGGTGCGACGCCGTCGACGCCCACGGGGCTCGTTGATGCTTCCGGTCAGCCCATCATGCGGCCGGGACAGCCTGCATCCTATACGGCGGGCAATCTGAACTACTACGACCAGATGAAGCGCGAGCTTGACAGCATCATCGAACAAGCCGCCCGAACGGGAGATACCACCCTTAAAACATCGGCCACGAACGCTCGCCAGAAGCTGCTCGACATCATCGACCCCATCGTTCCTCAGTACAAGGAAGCGCGCGGCGTTGCGGCGGATACGTTCAAGGCCGCAACCGCACCGGAAGCGGGCGCCCGGTTCCTCGCGCTGTCGAACGATTACACCATCAATGAGTTCCAGAAGGCGTTCAACACCTTCACGCCGGAACAGAAGAAGGGCTTCGCTGTCGGCCTGATGGGCGCGATCGAGAAGGAGCTTGCGACCAAGGACAGCAAGCTGCTCGTCAACCGCTTTCTGAACAACAAGCAGTTCATGGACAAACTCGACTTCGCGCTCGGACCGGAAGCTGCCGGTCAGGTGCGGGCCAAGGTGCTGTCCGAGAACATTGTTCAGCAGGCGTCGAAGCTCGCTGATGCCGCTGCTTCTTCCGCTGCGATGCAGGGTGCAGCAAGTCCCTATCTGACAGCTGCGAAGCAAGCGGCAGGGACCGCGGGCATCGCAGGGGCGGCGTTCGAGTATCAGGCCATCTTGGGCCTGCTTCAGCAGGTCGGCATCAATCCTACGGTCGCTCTGGGCATGCTCGCATATACGGGTGCGCAGACGGGTAAAGCCTTCGTGATGAGCCGCCTTGAACAGCGGGTCGCCAACCGCATGGTTGACCTCATCAAGAACAACGATCCGAAGTCCTACTCGACGCTCAACAGCATCATCAACAAGCACCCGCAGGTCTACCAGAAGCTGATCGGCCCGCTTGTCCTGCTCAACGAAATGCAGCCGGGCGAAAGCGCCGCTCCCCGCGCATCCGGCGGTCGTGTAGGATACAAGGCAGGCGGCAGCGTCGGCATGGATCACAAGGCAGAGGCACTGAAACTGATTGCCCGCGTAAAGGCGAACCACAAGGCCAATCAGAAGGCGACCGAGCCTCTCCTCCAGCATGACGACACGACCGTCGCCAAGGCGCTGGCTATCGCGAACAAGGGCATCTGATCATGGCTTCGTCTTTTACGACCAACAAGAGCCTCGAAAAGCCCGGCAACGGGGACTACGTCGATACGTGGAATGTCCCTGTCAACGGCGACATGGACATCATCGATCAGGCGTTCGGCGGGGTTACAAGCTTCAATGCCACGTCCGGCAGCGCCACGCTGACGAGCACGCAATATCGGTCGCTGATCTTCATCATTTCCGGGGCTATCTCGGCTCCTGTGACGTATACGTTCCCGGCCGGTATCGGGGGGCAGTGGATCGTCCGCAATGTCACGACCGATGCATCCGGTGGGCCGCATGCCGTCACCATGGCATCCGCCGGGGGCGGTACGTCCGTGGCTCTTGATCGGAACGTCAACACGAACATCTTCTCGGATGGTACGAACATTCGAGCGACCACCACGCCTGTCCCCGGCAGCAACACGCAAGTGGTGTTCAACAGCAGCGGAGCGTTCGGCACATCTGCAAGCTTTACGTGGAACGGCACCACACTCGCGGCGACAAACTTATCCACAGGCAATGTCACGGCCTCGGGCACGCTCGGCGTTACAGGTGCGGCAACGTTTACGAGCACGGTGGCGGCATCAGCCGTGTCCGACAACATCGGCAACGTTCGCACCATCACGCTCAACTCGACCGCGGGCCCGTACACACTGATCGCATCAGATGCAGGGAAACTGGTCGTCATCGCCAACCAAGGGGCCGTGACGGTTCCGGCGTCCGTTTTCAGCGCGGGCCAGACAATCACGATCTACAACAACAGCACAGGCACGATGACCGTTGCATCCGGTGCGGGCGTGACGATGATCAAGGCGGGCGTCGGTTCAACGGGCAACTTTACTCTTGATCAGCGCGCACTTGTGACGGTTGTCTGCATCAATGCCTCAACCTTCGTGATTGCAGGTGCGGGGTTGAACTGATGGGGATCTATAACGTCATCGCTGCCGTAGGGGCGGTTAAGCCGTCCTCATACTCGTTCCCCATCGAGCAGTTTACGAGCCCGCGCGGCAATGGCGTTTATTCGCAACCGCTGACGATCCGCGACTATTTCTCCGTGGGGCAGCTTCCCAACGGCAGCACGTTTACGGTGACGTTGCAGACCTACGACACCGGGTGGGCGTACAATTCGCCGTGGTCGTGGCAGTTGACGGCAGGGACAGACACCGTCACCGGAACGAACCCGCGAGGCTTCCGCAAAATGTTCTTCATGCGGGCTGAGTACATCAGCGGCGTCCTACGCGGGTTCGGTTATTACGACGGCGACAGCACAAGCTTCCCCGATGGCCGTGTGACGATTATAGGCATCTCAATTCCCTGATCGGACATACACGATCTTGTAGTGCTTTTCGCACCACGACTTGCCCTCAATCGTGGGCTCGCAGCAGTACGTGTTGTCCTCTTTGACCCAGCGGCACGACCTCGGCTTGAGGCTCAAGATCGGGTGCGGAAGCGTTTTCTTCTTCTTCACGGCGGGCCTCCCCAGATCCATGACATCACCAAAGCCATGATGGCGGTGGCGTAAATCGCGGAGAGCTTCAGCATGTCACTGAGGGTCATCGGGGGCGAGCCTCCGAGCGATGTCCTTAATCTCCTCTTCAACATCGGTCATCATCGTCTCGCGGAAGTTCTCGGCCTTCAGGTGCGAGAAGTCCCCGGCCAAGGCGAACAGCGCCGACAGTTCGGCGTATGTGTCGTCGTCGACCCGGCGCAGCGCGATCTTGGATTCCGCGAGCGCGATCTGGACCATCACGATATGGTACTCGCTGATCTCCATCCCGAGCTTCTGCGAGGCCTGTATGGCCGCCCGCTTGTAGAACGAGCGTAGGGCTCCGTATCGCTTCCTGTTCTCCGAGATCCGGTTGGCCGCATCGGCCATGAAGCTTTCCATTTCCATCTTAATGCTCCGTTCCTTCCAGTTCATCATAAGCTGCCGCCTTGAGGGCCTTGGTCATCTGTTCAACGTCGTATCCAGCCAAGGTAAGCACCTTGACGATCGAGACGCAGAGGCAGAACCCCACCTCGAAGACATCTATATTTTCCGCTTCGCATCTATCTCCGACCAGCTTCAAGGCATCGCGGATTATCTCGTCACGCATCCATCATCTCCATTTCCTCGAACGTCTCTTCAAGGCATTCCCGGACGATGTACTCATCCCGCTTCGACGAGTAGCGGGCGAGCTTGATCGCCGATTGCGCCCCGGCCAGATGGTAGATCATCAAGCCGAAGATCAGGGCATCGCCGAAGAAGACCACGATGTCCTGCTCGGGGTCGAACGTCTCCAACGATCTGACGATCGACCCCTCGAAGTGCCTCGCGTTCTCCAGCGGGGCCATGTCGTCGAACATGGGGGCAGGGCAGACATACACCAGTTCCTTGGCGATGCGCTGTATCGGCTCGACGCTGAACCGAAAGTTGGGGTTCGGCAGGAAGGCCTTCCGGTATTTTTTCATTTTCATAATTCCAGAATGCTGGTCGGGACGTCGTACACGGCATAGTTACCATGTCCGCGCGGCGGTGTAATCCTCGGGATAGGAACCCCGTACCGAGCCAGATGCTTGCGGGCGCGATTGACGGACACGTTGATTGAGTTCCGCTGAAGGCGGTCCCGTCCGTCGACGGCGAGGATGTCGCAGATTTCCAAAATGGAAACACGCCTTCCGGCGTGCTTCCTGAAAATCCGCATGATCTGTTGCGTCCGGCTCATGCCGCCTTCGCCTCCTTCTTCTCGACGATGCGGAGGCTCTCGGTCACCGACTTGGTGATGATGAGAGCGGACGCGATCGCGTCGGCTTCAAGGAAAGCCTCGACCTTCTTGGTGTCGAGGGTCTTGGCGGCGGCGGCGATCTGCTCGACCGTCAGAGCCTGCTTGGCAAGCTTGATGTCGATCGCGGTGCGCTCGGACAGGACGTTGATCACGTCCTTGTCGGTGCCCTCGACGCGGGCGACGCCGAGAGCCTTGATCTCGGCATTGATCTCGTCGACGAGAGCCTGAGCGGCGTCGAGAGCGGCCTTGGCAGCGATGTAGCGGTCAGCGAGGTTGTTCATTTCTCATCTCCATCTAAGCGATGACCCTTTATGGCACGTCCGAAATCGGTTTGCAAACAGTTTTTTTCATCCTCCCGAAAGTAGGGTTCGGCTCGGCTCGGATCTGCGGGTTCGGCCACGTCCAGCATTCGCCCGTGTCCTGCTGAAAGCAGACCCACAGCAGGTGATGCTCCGGGCCGTAGTCAATGACCAGCTGTGCCAGCGCCTTGCCTTTCGGCGTCTCGACGGGGATCGGAGGGTTCAGCTGGGTAAGCATTTCTCATCATCTCCATCAGTTCGGTATGGCTGCGAGCCCCTACGGGCTCCCAGTGTCCGCACATCAATCCCTGCCACACGCCGTCCGCGGCGCACTGGCACTGTTCCAATCTGCATCTGCCGTAGTTGCTCAGGTAATAGGCCTCGTCGTTCACGGCTTCATGGTCCCCTTGGCCTTGTGGAAGAGCCACCAGACGATCGAGATGCACGTCAGCGCCGCGAGCAGGACGGCGCCGCCGAGGATGAGAGCGGCCGTTATGAGAAGCTCGATCACAGGCATTCTCTCACTCCTACGAACCCGCTGCCGGGCGATGACACGCTGCCCACCACATACGTCAAGCCGAGCGGGTTCTCGCCCGTCTCTTTGATGGGATGCGGCAGCACCTTCGCGGCGTAACGCTTCACGACTTTCCACCGGGCCGAATACCCGTTCGGCAGGGCACGGGTCAGGATCTGCTCCGCGCCTCGGGGGTCTACGTATACGACCTCGAACCTGTTACGCATCACTCGTTATCCCATCGATCTTCCAAAGGCTTTCCCTCCCCGAGTGCTTGGCGGGCGGCGGCGCGAGCAGCCTCGTGGCAATCGGAATATGCCACGATGAACTCCAGCGCCTCGCGCAGCCGTTCGATTTCGTCGGCGGCTTCGTTAATGGTGTCCTGCTCCTCGTTGGTATCGCCGAGCAAAGCGCGGACACGTTCCACAAGATTATCCATCATTCGTCCTTCCCGAGTGCGGCGCGGGCGACATCGCCAAAGTCGCTACTGTTCGGACCCCACGGTCCATCGTCAACATTCGGATAGTGGTTCTTTGCGTAATAGCGCAGCGCCTCGCGCAGCCGCTTGATTTCGTCGGCAGCCTCGGCCTTGCCCCACAGATAGGCGATGGTCAGGTCGTCCTCGTCATCACAGAGACCGCTCATCACCATTCCTCCGAAATCAGAAAGTCCTTGGCGGCGCTGACGGACCAGAAGTAGCCCAGCGTGCCGCGCTTGTTGCATGCCCTGTAGGGCGCTTCGTGATACCGCGGCAGGCGATCGATCCAGCCGATCTCCTCGCCGCCGTAATAGACGGTGTAGCTGCCACCCTCGCGTTCGATCCTGAGCATCATATCGTCATCTCCTTGATGACGTCCTTGATGTCCGCGATCGCATCCGTCGCAGCGTCGTATGCCCGCAGCTTTACCAGTGAGCATGTGAACCCCCTTGTGCGGCAGTGATCCTTCAAGCGTTCGGCCTCGATGAGGTCGTGGAACACGAACGCCATCTTGCGGCGGTAGACGGCGTTGTCGAACACCGTCCCCTTCGCCTCGACAGTTACGGTTACCTCGTACATTTACATATCTCCCTATGAAGTAGACCGGGGCTTACGCCCCTCCTCTCAGCGAGTGAAGAAGAACCGAGCGACGCGCTCCCGCTCGTCGTAGAGATCCCGCAGGTAGTCGGGATCGGGCTCGCGCCGCACCTTCTCTTCCTCCTCGACCGCCTCGTTGACGGCGGCGATGAACATCGGGTTATCGAGAGCGAGCTTCTCGAAATACGCGAACCAAGACCCGCCGCGCTGAAGGTACACGTCCTGCTCGCCCTCGTAGCAGTCATCAACCACACCGGAGAAGGCGGCGATCTTGATCTCGCCATCGACCACGTCCACGACGATGTCGCCGTCGAAGGTGCGGAACTTGGTGTAGAGGCAGTAGTCGATCTGAAGGTCGCGGTAGGTCATCTGTCATCTCCATCTAAGCGATGAATCACTTATACCACCGCTTTTTCGGTTTGCAAACAGTTTTTTTTGAGGCGCTCTTGATGGGCCATAATGCCGATCCGCTCGGCGAATTCGACCAGCGCGTGCCTAAAGGCCATGAAGTTTTCGTCCATCCCCCGGATCTCGTCGAAGCGAAAGGACACCTCGCCCAACTCGTTCACCTTGATCGCGCCGTTGACGATGAAGGCGAACCCCTCGTACTCAACTTGTTGGTTCCGCATCTCGACGCACTGCACCGCTCGGCTGAAGTCAGGGACGTTGTACATCGTCGCCCTCCGCGAACTGGGCCATGAAGGCCAGATAGTTGATGCCGTCCACGAAGCTGTCGCGCTTTCGGGTCTGCCCGAGCCGCCCGACCTTCGTTGCGAAAAGGATAGCCGCGACCTCATACCGGGTCACTTCCCTATTCAGCAGTACGGCCGCCACCATACGGATGCGGTCGAAGTTCACCTCCAGCGCGCCGTACTCGGCGCCCCGCTCCCCGATCAGCGCCGCCGCTTCGTTCAGGATCTCCTGAGTTCCCATATCCGTTTCACCTCATCCATGATCATCGTTTTTACGCGCTCGGGATACACGTCGACCGCCGCGAGCCTTTGCTCCCGCGGCAGGTCGAGGACCGAGCACGCTATCTGGTAGATCGGCAAGCGAGCCGCCGACAGGATCCCCGGATCCTTCTCGTCCGACCCCGTCAGAACGGCCGCCACCTTGTCGCTGGGCCTCCCGTGCGGCCACGTAATCTTCGAACGCTTGCCACGCCGCGTCCGCCCCGAGTGCGATGCAGACGAACGCTCCTGCTTCTTTCGCGGCATTCAGATAGACCTCCTGTTCTTCCGACAGTTTGCTCTTCATGTGGTCCCGGCGCTTGATCTCGCAGACGAACGTCGGGCCTCCGGGAATGATGATATCCGACGCCCCGGTCGTCATCCCGGCGGCCTTCTCGTGCAGCACTTGATAATGCGTCCGCCGACCTTCGTTGCGCGGGTGAAAGATGATCTTTCCCCACGTCTTCGAATGCTCCCGCCGCACCCGGTTGACGAACGTCACCTGCTCCATGCCCTCGGCCGGGCAGTCGCCCCGGTAGGACGTGTCGCCATACACCGGGATATCAGACGGGAGCTTCATCGTGCTGCCTGTTGTACGAGAGCACCCGATAGAACCCGTTCGTCTCTTTCTCGTAGGTGATCGTGCGTGGCGGCTCCCCGCCCAGAGCATCGAACATCGCTTTCTCCAGCCGCCCGCGCTGCCACGTCGGATTGCGCGGCACCCAGTAGGAGAATTTCCGGTAAGGCGTCGTCACGTCAACGCGCCACATTTCGTTCCCGTTCTTTGAGATCGTCGGCTTCTTCTCGAAGAAGGTCACCAAGTCCGTCTGCCGCCGGGCCGGGTCCGCCTTCATCGCTTGGAACTCGATCCGCAGCTTCTCGTTCGGGTCGACGATCTCGCCCTTGCAGGACGAGCAATACCGGGCGGCGATGTCGTTCTCTTCGTCGCAGTGCGGGCACGCTTTGAACGTCCACCGATACCCGCAGCGCACCGCCTCACCGCCGAGGATGTCGCGCCCCTCACAGCGGCGCCCGAAATGCGCAGGAAGCGGACCCTCGTCCACCTCGATCCGATGACCGCCGAGGTCGCAGAAGAACCCCTGCCGATCGACCTCGTAGCCGTCCGGGTTCGGCCGGGCGCGGAACAGGTTCATCTTCTGACAGAGGTTGCATTCCGCCTCGATCATGCCGCCTTCGGACACCTTTCCGGCCCTGATGGTCGGCGTGAAGATGTCGCCGTCCGGGCAGTGCCGCTCGACGTTCTCGGCGTAGTCCAGCACCAGACAGTCCGCCTTGCCGTCCGACAGGCGCAGGCCGCGCCCGATGATCTGCTGCAACAGGCCGACCGACTCCGTCGCCCGAAGGATCGCGACCACGTCCACATGCGGCGCGTCGAACCCGGTCGTCAGCACCGCCACGTTCACGAGGTACTTGATCTCGCGCGCCTTGAAGCGATCAATGATGTCCTTCCGCTCCGCCTTGGGCGTGTCGCCCGTCACGATCGCGGACAACTCGGGCGGCAGGCTCGCCATGCATTCCTGCGCGTGCCGCACGGTCGCGGCGAAAATCATCACGCCTTGCCGCTCACGCGCCTGCGCCACGATGTCCGCGATGATCGCGGCCGTCTTGCGCCCCTGCCCGTGATACGCCCGGTCGACGTCGTCCGCGTCGAACTGGCCGCGCGAGTTCAACGTCATGTCGAGCGTATGGTAACTCTCGGCACGGATCGCACCGATGACCGGGCTCGTCAGGTAGCCGCGCTCAATCAGTTCCCGCGCCAAGATCCGGTGCACGCAGGCCTCGAAGTAAGGCGTCTCCAGCCGCTCGTGCGCGGGCACGATCACGCCGTCCGGCCACTGCGCATGGATGTAGCCTTCGCCCAACCTATACGGCGTGGCCGTCATCCCGACGACCCGCAGGCGGTTGTTCTTCGCCCGGATCGACGAAATGATCTCCTTGATGGTCGGCGTGATGCCGTGGCACTCGTCGACCACGACCATCGCGAACTCTTCGCCGAACTTCTCGATCTTGTTCGCGATCGTCCTCGGCGTGCCGAACACGACCGGATGCCGCAGCGACTTCTGCCCGACCGCAGCCGAGAACAGGCTGAACGGGTTTCCGGTCGCCCCGTACTTTTCGCTGTTCTGGATCACAAGCTCCGCGCTCGGCGCGACGCACAGGATCCGCTTGCCGCCCGACAGGTCGTGCACCGTCTTCGAGAGCGCCGCGATGATATGGCTCTTGCCCGCCCCGGTCGCTGCCTCGATCAGGCAGGGTGCATAGGCCCGCTTGATCCACTTCACGATCGCGTCGTGGGCATCCTGCTGGTAGTCGCGGAGTGTCATTTCGTCAGCGTCCAGTACTCGGTCGGCTTGCCGCGATAGCGTTCGAGGTCGGCGTCGGGCATCAGTTCCTTGATCGCCTTCGCGTAGGAGATCGAACCCTCCCGCGAAACCAACGTCAGCCGCCGTTCGCCGATCAAGCAGTTCTGCCCGCCGGCCTTCTCGACGATCTTCGCGAGCAGTTCCTTCTTGCGTTCAGTCAGCTTCTCAAGCTCCGCGCCGACATCGTCGTACTCGGCGATGAGTTGGAACAGCGCCTGATCCCCGACGTCCTCGCGCTCGGCCCGCAGGTGCTTCTGGTAGTCGTTCTCGCGCTCGTGCAGGTAACGGTCGTAGAACTCCCGCAGTTCCTTCAGCGCCAGTTCCAGCCACTCGCGATCGATCTCGACCCGCTCCAGCTGATATCCCTTCGGAGCCCACTGAAAGAAATCGCACCACGTCGAGTTGGTCACCAGCAGCTGGATCTGGATCTGCGCCCAATAATGCTTCTGGTCGTAGATCGACTTGAACGGCACCGGAGCATCGGCCGTCCGCAGGCTGAACGGACACTTGATCTCGATCAGGCCACCTTGTTCAAGCAGCCCGTCCGGGCTCGCACCCAGCCACTCGTCCCATTTCCAGAACCCGGTTTCCTTCACGGACCTCCCGGTAATCAACTCGTACTCGGCCCTCGCGCCGTCCTCGTTGGCGGTGCCCCACTGCGTGGCGGCGTTACCCTCGAACTCACGCGGTGCGCCGTGATACTCCCGCACCATGCGCCGCATCACCGCATCGGCCGACATGAAGGGCGACAGGTCCAAGATGGCCCCGACGCTTGAACCCGTGATCCGTCCTTCGCGGGCCTTGTACCAGCCCGCGCTGCGCTGCTCATCCATTTGAAATACCCTCATCAATTTTCAAAGCGTCGCTTTCCTGACCAGCCAGCAGCTGGCGGATCCGAAAAAGGCCATTGTGCTCTGGGTTATTTTTCATCCACAAACGCGCGTAGTAAGCGCGAAAGTTATTGTTGATCTTGAATTCGTCGCCATGCGTTTCAACGTTGGTATACCAGCGTATGCGCTCGATAATCAGAGATACTGAAAAGACATCACGACCTGCGCGGACAACTTCATTGGAGAAGCGGTCGAACAGTTTATAAACATGAGGATTTTCCTCATGGAACTTCCAAAATGCTTTCTCAATCTTGTTGATGATGACTTTTTCTGCCTGCTCGTCCATTTTCATCTCCTGTGGGGAAAGAGGGGGCCGTAGCCCCCTCTCGTAGATCAGAACGGCGCTTCTTCCTCGACGGCGGCCGGCCGCTTGGCGGCTTCAGCAGCGGCCGAGCCGGGGCGCGGGCCAACGGCGGCAATCCAGTTGCCGACCATGTCCTCGCCGGTCGTCTCGTTCTTCATCTTCCACTGCTTGACCTTCACCGACATCATCTTGTTGAGAAGGCCGATGCCCAGATCGATGTCGTTCGGCAGCTTGCCGGACGCCTTCAGCTTGCCGCCCGCGTTCGCATCGATCGCGAACAGCATCCGCTTCGCCTTGTCGCGCTTCTTCTCGGCGTCCTTCGCACGGGGATCCAGATCCGTCACCCAGAGCTTCTGGTACACCTTACGGTTCTTGTACTCGGCAGGCGCAGCCACCGACCAACGGAGGCTGATGAACTGGTCGCCGTCACGCGAGGCGTCCCACTTCGCCTCGTCGATGAACGCGGTCACCGACGTGTCGTCCGGGATCGGCTCGATCGAACCGCCGCCGGCCTCAAACGAAGAGCCGGTCTTGGTGATGTCTTCACCGTCAGAAAGGTTCCAGAAATCAGTCATTTGCTTAGTCCTTCTTCAGAGCGGGGATGAAGTCGATGAGGGGGTTCTTCCCCTGCACGACGTTGATCGGTTCAGCGATGCCGAACCTGTTCTTCGAGACGTTGGCGGCGGTCGCATAAGTGATCAGGACGCGAGTTCCGTCCGAGATCGCCTTCTTGCGGTCGCCTTCGCCGGTGGTGAAGGTTTCGAGCTTAAGGAAGCCGACGACATCCACGTCGTCCACGTAGGCCGGCATGCTCTTCTCATGCAGGCGCAAGGTGTAACGCATGTAAGCGTCGTCATCCGGCGGCTCGATCCTCGCCGTGTCGGCGTGTGCAATGAACACCGTGTGAAGGCCGCGCTTTTCGGCCAGCAGGCCCGCCGCTTTCCGCAGCCGAGCATGCATGCCCGCCACCGCATCACGCCCGGCTCCGTAGCCGCCGAGCGCCTGCTGAATGCCGCGAGGCTTTTTCGGGTCAGTGTCCACAACGTTCTGAACGAACATCCGCTCCAGCGCCGTGACCGAGTCCACGATCAGCGTGCGATAGGTATGATCCTCGTGGATCAGACCTTTCAGCTGCTCCCAGAGTTGGTCGGGGTTCTGAAGGACGGGGAACGCATCGGGACGCAGGTCGGCAGGGATGGCTTGAAGGCCGTCTTCCGCCCGGATCACGATGGGCTTCGGGAACGACGCAGCCAGCGTGGTCTTACCCATGCCGCTGTCGCCGCAGATCGTAATGAGAACCGGACGATCTCCCGGCTTACTGACTTGATCGAGAATGCCCATTGGCAACTCCTCTCTTGCTGCTACCCCTTGACCTT